AACAAAGATCTATTAAAGATACCGATCCAGGGTATGAGTGTGAAACTTGCACTCTGCCACTGGAACGTGTATACTCTAATGTAACAGCAGTATTCAACGGTAGTGGATTCTATTCCACTGATAACAGAAAGTAGCGGTATAATGTTTACAATGATAAAAGATGAAGTAAAGCAAGACTGGTTACTATCACCACATGATCGTTGTGATAGATGTAGTGCTGAAGCATTAGTAAAAGTTACTGGTATTTCTGGAGATTTATTATTTTGCGGACATCATTATAATAAAATTATGACTATACCAGATGGATATAACAGCATGATGTCTTTTATGATTAGCATTGTTGATGAGCGAGAAAAATTAGTTAAGGAATAAAAATGATTATTCAAATTATTGGACTACCTGGTTCTGGTAAAACAGAATTAGCAAAAGCCCTTAAAGAGCGTATTAATGCTATACATCTTAATGCAGATGAAGTTCGTGCAACAGTAAACTCTGACTTAGGTTTTGCACCAGAGGATAGACTTGAGCAGGCTCGTCGTATGGGTGAGATGGCAAGACTTATTTCTAAACAGGGGGTTGCTCCAGTAATCGTTGATTTTGTTTGTCCAACAGATCTAACTCGTGTAGCGTTTGGCAAGCCAGATATTTTAGTATTTATGGATACTATTGCAGAGGGTAGGTTTGAAGATACAAATAAAATGTTTGAACGACCAACAGAGTTTGATGTGTCATTCATTAGTCACAACTTAAATGCAGAAGCAAAAGCATCTCACATCATTGATAAGTTTGGCTTACATGATTGGTCTGCACCTACAACTCTTATGCTGGGTAGGTACCAGCCCTGGCACGAGGGCCACCACGCCCTTTACAAGGAGGCTGGCAAGAGAACTGACCAAGTACTTCTTGGAGTCCGCAATACCTACAACACAAGCGAGAAAGATCCACTTAAGTTTGATCAGGTAAAAGAGTATATTGCCAAGGATGAATTTATGGACGGGGCATTAGTGTTAAGATTACCTAACATTACCAACATTGTATACGGTAGAGATGTAGGATACAAGATTGAACAAGTGGATTTGGGGGCAGACATTCATGCTATATCGGCTACGAAAAAACGTAAAGAAATGGGCATCTAAAGTCTGGAACTTCATTACTAAGCCAAGTAACATTGAGTGGCCATCATGAATGTAACTAAACAAAGATCAGCCTTAAAAGCAATTACTTGGCGCATCATTGGCACAGCAGATACCTTTGTTATCTCTTGGGCAATAACCAAAGAGCCAGTTACGGCTGGTGCAATCGCAAGTTTCGAGGTATTTACAAAGACAATCCTTTATTACTTCCATGAGCGTGGTTGGAATAGGGTTAAGTGGGGCAGAAAGTAATGCCACTTAAGCAACTATATTTTCTGCACATACCAAAAACTGCTGGAAGTTTTGTTTCAAAAAACATAAAGACTAGTATTAACAATAATATGCTATGCTATGTAAGCAATAAATTTCCAAACAATAAAGAGTTTTTAAAGTCAAAAATTTATATCTCTGCCCATGGTGGTAGATATCCCATAGAATATTTAGATAGTCCTGATGTTGCCACTCTTATTAGGGACCCCCTTTCGGCAAGAGCAAGTTACTTTAATTTTATTTATCCAATGTACCTGTCTAAAAGATCAGAGTATCAGGCCCTAAACAGTAATAGAGAAAAATTTTTATATTATTTATTTGAAGATAAAAACCTTTTAATACATAATAACTATCAAAGCAGGTTTATCTGTAATTCTCAAGACCCAAGATCTTGGGATCCACAAGCCTATTACACAAAACACATGGCAGAGATGATGAATAGTTTTCACAAAGGGGCAGGATTTGATTGGTTTATTGGAAATGAAAATACTTCACTTGACAATGCAATTAGTGGTATTAATAGTTTTCAAATAGTAAATACAGTTGACAACATAGGGGCCTTTTGTGGTAAAATTAAGGATTGGTTCATATCAAACCACGGTATTGAGATAAATTTTGATCTTAATACTAAGATTAATGTTGGACCATCTGAGTTAGATAGTCAAAAAGTTTCTTCTGAATACTTTATAGACCTCCTAACTCAGGGAGAAAAAGACAGAGTTCTAGAGTTAAACAGTATAGACTTAGATGTTTACAATTTTGTAAAAAACAAGGAGGCTACAAATGTATGAATACTATGTAAGAAAAGTAGAGAACGTAGTAGATGGAGATACCATTGATGTTCTTATTGATTTAGGGTTTGATATCCTGTTTGCATCCCGTGTTAGATTGGCTGGTATTGATACCCCTGAGTCTCGCACAAAGGATCTTGCAGAGAAGGCTCTTGGACTTGAAGCCAAGGAGTACCTAAAGAAGTCTCTAAAGGACGCTAAGTCTGTTGTTATCAAGACCGAGAAGATGGATTCATCTGAAAAGTATGGTCGCATTTTAGGCTGGGTATACATTAATGGTGACACAGTATCGCTTAATGACATGATGATCAATGATGGTTATGCCTGGGGATACCTTGGAGATACTAAGGTTAAAGATTTTGGAGCACTTGCTAAGGCTAGAAAGAAGTCTGGTAAATGACTCCTGAAGAGTCAAGCATAATTGATAATCTAATTCTTAATGGAGCACTAGAGCCAGCAGGAATAGATATTGAGACTGGGGAAATGTTATATAACTTCACCGAAAAGTTGCAAGAGGTTGACCCACTTATGCATGATGAGTTTCAAAGATACTTTACATCAGAGACTATGGCTTTGTGGGAGCATGGGTTTATAGACATGGATCTAACTTTAGATAAACCAGTAGTACAACTAACACAAAAAGCATTTGATGCAAGTGAAGTTATGAAATTAGAAAAAGATCATCAGTATAGTTTAAAAGAAATTATTAGAATCATTATGGACAAAAACTAAAATAGTTTTGGAGGTGTGGATATGCAATATTTTTTAGGATCTTTAACTACTTTAATTGTTATTGGTTTAGTATCCTATGTATTAAAACCATCAAGAAATCCAAAACAAAAATCTTTAATGAGATATAGCCAGAGTCATATTTTTGAATTAGTAAAGCCATTACTGCCACTGGTGTCTTTATTGGAAAAACCTCCTGTAAAAAGACAGTCAACTGTTCATGAGGATAGGACTCATGTCAGAGTAATAATTTTAGATAATCAGGCTTATTGGATCAGAGACAATATGTTCTATATGGCTGATATTTTTCAGAATGATATTCAAAAGGACACGGCAAGGGTAGTTGACACGATAGGCATGGATAAGGTACAATTAGATAAGATGCTGTTTATAATGGATCAACTTAGAGAAGGGAAGAACAATGATAGTGGGAGTACAGGGAACAGTTAATTTTGACGACTACCAGGTTTTTCTTAGGGCTATGGCTGTATCGATGTCTTCACTAAAAGAAGAGGATCCCTACTTCTATATCTACTCTGCAGGACCTGCAAATGTAAATGATATGGTTTCAGAATTTGTAAACCTTTCTGAGCGTGGGATGAAGTCTCGTGGTAAAAAAATTAAAATGTATAAGATTGCACCAAGTTGGGTTACAGAAAACATAAAAGATGTAAACTACTTTGCATTTTTAAGTAAAGAAAAAGAACAGATCTCTAAACTTATTGGAGATGCCAAAGAAAATAATGTCGAATTCGGCATTTTTAGATACTAAAGGAAACGATATGCAAATTACATCATTAGATAAAATGGAAAAGATTGTGTCAGAAAACAGATCATTAATGTGGGATGGGTGGACCGTGGTCAATTCATATCCTTCTGAAAAGGGCAGAACATCACCACAGGGTGCTTTTGTTGATAGCAAGTGGCACCTACAGCGTCGCTTTGTCCCTTCTCAGACTGGGTGGGAGATACCTGATAAGTTTGTGAACTAGGATGCCTAAACATGAGTGGAAAGACGATGCTTTGTGTCTTGAATATGATACAAACTTGTTCTTTGAAAAGTATGAAGATGATGCGCTGCTGCGCCCAGCAATAGATAAACTCTGTTCTGAGTGTCCAGTTTCTAAAATGTGTTTTGCTGTTGGAGTTTCTCAAAAAGAATGGGGAATCTGGGGCGGAGTATACTTAGAAAATGGACAGTTGTCTAAAGAATTTTCAAAGCATAAAACCAAGTCAGACTGGGCTGATACCTGGCAGTATTTGACGGTAGATAAGTAGATATATGAGAAATCATAAAGAGTATGAAGATCTAGAGTCTCCAATAGACCTAGTAATACATACAAAATCTCCAAATAAGTGGCTGTTGATTGACCGTGAGAGTGGACAGGTTTATCAAGGAAACGCACAAGGGTTTTGGGATAGGCTTGATCCAGTTAAAAGAGAGGAATTGTAATGGGCTCTGTAGTATTTGGATGCGTAGATATAGGAAATAGTGATGACCTATCAAAAACATTTTTTAATACACTAGATTCTTCTGATCTTGTTGTTGTTGAAAACCAATACACTTGGGATGCTTTTTGTTTAAGAAATAATATTAACTACACAAAAAAAGTGATATCAATAAACCTTCCAGGATTAAGAGGAAAGTTTTTAAATGAGTTGCCAGATGAAACACAAGGCATGTTTTATGAAAATAGGCTTACCGTGTTGGATGAGGTCTCAACATTTTACAAAGAAAATAAAAATATATTAATTCTTTCCGATGAAGGGTCTTCTATAGTTGCAGACTCTGGAGAACTTGTAAGAAACTATTGCTTAAAAAATGACATACCATTTAAGGTTATGTCTGGACCATCTGCTGTAATCAATTCAGTAAGCATGTCTAATATTGTTGGACCAACATCTCCTTTTATTTTTTATGGACCAATGTTTTCTTTAGAGTATCTTGATGATTTTCTAGGTAGAATTAACAATGCACCATACAATTTTTTAAGTGTTGCTTTGTTAAATCCAATTACTGCCAAGCAAGTTGTTAGTTCTATTATTGATATGTTCGGAGATCTTGATGGATCGTTGTGTGTTGACCTAACAATGAATACAGAAAAGGTTATTGGTAAAACATTGAGTGATGTGCTTAATTATTTAACTATAATGGGGGATGACTACCACTTAACAAGAGAAAGAATATCCCTAGTTTTTAGAAAGTCGGACAATAGATAATGTACACGGACCAAATGAGAAGAGCATTTCGCTCAATAACACCACCAAAAAACTTTATATTGCAATTGATTGATCATGATAACTTTATTACTGTAAAGGCAAGTGAAGAACAGTTCATGAGACTTGCTGGAGAAGATAAAAGAGTTGCCGTTGAGTACATGATTCGTGTAAAGAAAGCGCTAGAGGACAACGGTGCAATTGTTTTATTAGTTAGAGAGGGTGGAAAAGAACAATGATAGAGTTTATTTCTTTTGTAATTTTTATAGTTATATTTTTTATTTTAGTATTTGATAATCTTAGACTAAGGCTGGTTCACAGATCAAACATCATACAGTTACTTGAAGTAGCAACAGAAAGAAACATAATTGCTACAAAGTTGTTAGACTTTACAGAGCAAAACCTTGAGCCAACCGAGGCAGCCTCAGAAGGCTTCTTAAAATTTATATCAGATTCAAGGGAGTGGGCATTTGAATACATAGAAAATGTTCAGGTTGGTATTAATAAGTTTATTAGTGATGCTGGGCCAGCAATAGAGTACTGGGAAAAGTATGGCTCTGTTATGGATACCCCTCTAGACATTAATATGCAAAAAATATCTATCTCGTATAAAGAATTAAAGTCCCTATTGCCAGAGGACTATGGTAAAATTGATACATGAGCGATTTATCAAATGAACAAAAAGCAGAGGTAATACTTTTTACCCATGAACAAAAAATAAGAGACCTGATTGCTAACAACATAACAGAACTTCTGGGTCCAATTGCCAAAGGGCATGCACACTTTGATGAAAAGATTCTTGACATAGTTGTGCAAATAGTAAAAGGATAACAATGATAAAACTAAAAGACTATAGGTCTTTAATCTATTCAGCATTCATGCACTGTGAGGAAGAGTCTTGTAAAAAAGAATCTACAAGAATATGGGCCAGTAGCCAAACAAGAATTGTTGATCTTTGTGATGAACACTACAAGATTGTAACGGAAGGAATTGACTATGGATTGGAATGAAGTTGGTCCAGGCATTGTTTTAGTTAATAACATTGGTAATGGTCAAAAGTATATAGAGACTATAGAGAACTATGTTTCTGGCAACAGACTGTCTTGGGTTTCTGATACAAACAAAAAGATAGATGAAGATGTAAACAGAAAAGCAATGAGCACTATGTACATAAATAACATTCGTAGGGTTGGGCTTGCTGATCCATTAAAGCCGACACCAAAAGAAATTTTGCATGAACAAATTTTTGACAGATTTGATAGAGACTTTAAACTAGCCTATGAAAGATATACACAAGACTTTCGTGTGCCAGTTACACAAAAAGAAGATTATGAAATTTTAAAATATAATGAGGGCAATTTTTTTATAGATCACGTAGACGATGGACTATTTATGACAAGAAAAGTTTCTATAGTCTATTATTTTAACGATGACTATGAAGGTGGAGAAATTGTTTTTCCACGATTTAATGTTGAGATTAAGCCAAAAGCAAATCAATTGGCGTTGTTCCCAGCAAACTATATGTATAACCATAATGTAAAAGAGATAACGAAAGGGACCAGGTATTCGATGGTCAACTGGTTAAAATAATGAAAGATGTATTGCTATCAACACTAACAGGTTTTGGATGTGGCGTAGTATTTGCTGCATTCAAATTGCCAGTACCAGCACCACCAGTTTTTGCGGGAGTCGCAGGAATTATTGGTCTATGGATTGGTTTTACAGTACTAACTAAATTCATATCCTAGGAGGAATAAAATGAATCAGCAAATCAAAAACGCACTAGCGTCATACGGAAGATCAGTTCTTGGAGCAGCAACAGCAATGTATGCCTCTGGCGTGACTGACCCTAAGACACTTGCTTACTCACTACTTGGAGCACTAATCCCCGTAGCATTGAGAGCAGCAAATCCTAATGACTTGGCATTTGGAAAGATGCCTTCAGTTGATGAGGTAGATAAGGCAGTTAAGTCTGCTAAGGTAGTAAAGAAGGCTGTTAAGAAGGCTCCTGCAAAGAAGTCATCTGGTGGCGGTGGGTCACAAAAGGCTCTATAAATCTAAAAGAATTAGGGGGCCTTTCGGCCCCCTTTTTCTATTTTAAAACAAAGATTTAAACTCTGGTTTGTATGGAAAAACCTTTAATGTTGATCTTCGCAATTCAGACTCTTCGTCTTGGCCAAAGAATAAAAATGAAACAATTGTCCATCTTGGACTACCTTGCTTAATCTCATGTATTTGATGCTCATAAGAGTATGCTGAAGGAAAGACTAGTAGGTCTCCAGCCTGTGGCTTAATAGTTACACCAAAATGAATAAACTCTAACTCTCCACCCTCATAATCATCATTTGGATAATAGACTAATGAGACTGTTCTTGGTGTTGCATAGGTGTCATCACTATGTGCACCAAAGAATTCACCATTTGAGAATCTAGAAACTCTTAAACTTTCTCTGCTTTTTGGATCAAGGTTCCAGTGAAAACAATATGAGTCAATGATTCCACGAAAGGCTTCATTCGCTTCTGGGTGTTCCCAAAGCCAGCATGTATCTGACTGCTTTCCATTTTCCCTTGTGTATTCTTTATTGTCAAAGAAGTCTTCACGAACCCATTTTCTTGCACCATTCTTACCGTCAACATCTGTCCAAAAATCTTTGTCTAACAGTTTGTTCATGGTGTCCATAGAGTTAGGCCAGACATTTCTATAGATATGTACTCCTGGCACTGGTGATTCAAAAGCATACTTGTTTCCCTTTTGATCCTGAGTAAATCCCTCAGCAGCGTTTTTTAATCTTTCATGATCCATTTTAAGTCTCCTTTAACTTACTTTACAAGTATACCATATTCTGGTATAATTAAGTATTCCGTCATGATACATGCAGTTGCTTTATAAGCAACCCAATTGCTGAGTACGGATAAGCCAGGCTCGCTACCTGGGGGAGGACCTGAGCAAGTCCGTAAACTGCTCTTTAATATGCTATAATTATTAAATGACAGATGACTCAATGATGCCAACAAGCACATACCAAGGATGCGATTGCGATACATGTAAAGAACTTAATGTAGACTGTCCAGACTGCCCAGTATGTTATAAGGAAGAAGAAATGGATTCAGAGGTTGCTATGGCAATGTATGATTCATCTATTGGTAAGGCTGATCCATGCTGGGAAGGCTATGTACAAAGAGGTATGAAGCCAGGAGCAGATGGTAATCCAGTTCCCAACTGCATTCCAGTTACAAAAACAGAATCAATATTGTTTTCAGCAAAAGATTACTCAAAGCAAACACGAGTAACTAACCTATTTAAGGACTAATTATGCCAAAGAAAAAAGCACATGCATTTAATTCAATGCAGATTAAAGATGGCTGGATTGTAAGACTATACAAAGATGGACGCATTAAGTCTGTAATCGAAAAGTATGAACCAAAACACCCTAAAAAAGATTAAAACTATTTATTAACAGTTTCTGTAAGTTTTCCATTAGGTGAATCAATAACTATAGTTATTTGGCTTTCATCTCTTGGGGTTTCCTCAAAGTACTTCTTTAAATACTCAAGTGTGCCACGGATTACTCTTTCTTGATTTGTTGTTAGGTTATAACATAAAACTGCTTGCCTATCCTTGCCCATAATTCTTTCTGCTTTTTCTAAAAACTTAGGGATCTCATCATGAAATATTGGTGGTCCAAATCCATTGGGATTTCTTCTAAGATTTCTTAAGACAAGCACAAGTGGTGTGTGCAATGACTTTCTTCCAACAATAAATGATTCTATTTCTTCATCTTCAAAAGGTAGGAATGAATCAAATGTAAAGTTATGCATGCAACCAGCCACTGCAACAGCAGCAATTGCTACTGATGGTCCAGGTGTTGCAGTAATTTCAATGCCACGCTTGATTGCAGCCCTTACAATAAACTCTCCAGGATCAGCAATACCAGGCATGCCCTCATCAGAAACAATATAAACATCTTCACCGTTTTCTAGAAGTTCCATTATTTTATTTGAGTTCTCTAACTCATATGCAAACCCTGGCTCTCCACCATCAGAGTCATACTCTATAGATATCATGTTTGCAGTTGGTTTTGGAATTCCAAGCCTTGGCCAAATATGCTCAAAGGCTTCTTCTCTTTCAATTACAATATTTTTTGCATGAGTTATATACTGTATTGCTCTTGGCGCTAAGTCTCCATCGTTTCCAATAGGAAGACCAACCAGATATACCTTGCCCTTGCTCATTAGTATATGTACTTTCTAGGTCTTTTTAGTTCCTTTGTAATTTTTCTGATGCGATACCATCTGATAATCTTTTTAATCATTGATCCAACCTCTGTCTACTAGTTCTTTCCAAAATCCATTATACCAGTTTTTGTGGTTTAAATATCCAGGATGCCCATCTCTTGCATGAATGTCAGTGTCTTTGCATTTGCCATCTGGGCAATGACTCATGATTAAATCATCGGATGGCTCTCCTATTGTAATATAGTTAGATTTAAAAATTTCTAGGTCAAGTATATTTCTGTCTTCGTAAGTATCCCAGGTAGACCAAAGAACTTTGGTACCAATAGTGGTGCAATACTCAATAAATAGATTCCAAGCCACCACCCAATTCAAGAAGTTTTCTTTGTGAAGTTTTATCTTTGTTTGATCATTGATTGTTTCTTTTGAAATTGGGTCCACCTGTGAATATGACCATCGATCAAAATCATTGTCCCACTCATAGCCTCTAAGTATGTTTGGATGAAGAACAACAAGAATATCTGGCGCACCAAAGTTATTAACATAATGCTCAAAGTTACTAATTATATTATGCCAACCACACCCACCCTTACCAAGATTAAAATAACCAGAAGTTAAGATTCTTTCAGAAATCTTGCTATGCAGCATGTGTGACCATGTCTGGTTTATGTTTGAGCCAACACCCTCAGTGTTCGAGCAGCCAGAAAAAACAATGTGCAAGCCCTCATGCTCTTTTTTAAAATGATCAGATCTAAAGAAGTCTGAGTTATACTTATACTCAACTATTAGGTGTTCTTTGCCCTTGTGTACTCGTTCGGTTGGAATATTGTCAATAATGTGATAGCCATCTTTTTCGTAGTATTCATACTTTTTATCTGTATTAAACCCATCTCTTATAGACTGAACAACTCTTTCTGATCCCTCATCTTTGCCAAAATTAGCCCACATTCTTTCAAAAGAGTTTAGGTTTAAACTATTGATTGCCTCATTAACATTTTTAATCAAGTACTTATCTAGTTCTTTACTCAAAGCAAACCATCCTTTTTTATTTTATCTAAAAAGTTTTTTGACCACAGATAATTTGCCAATGGACCTGGGTGCTCATCCCTTGCATACAGATCTTTATCTTGTAAGCCGTTAGACTCTATTCTTTCCTTAATTAAAGCGGGATCATTAAAAGACTCAATAGAAACATAAGAGTCTTTAAAGATACCAGACCTCTCAATGTTAAGTCTATCAATCATATCCCATGTTGACCAAAAAATCTTTATATCGTTAGCATTACAATAATTTATAAATGATGTCCATATTTTAGCCCACACAGGAAAGATAGACATGTAGTCATTACTGTCAAGGCATGGATGATCCTTTGGGTTATCATTTGGTTGTGCGTGAGATGTGTAAGTCCAAGAGTCTTTGTCTTCTAGATATTCATACCTTCTTTGTATGTTTGGTAACAAAACAAACAGGTAGTCTGGCTTACCGTACTTAGATACATATGTCATAAAGTTTCCTATTACCTGATGATATCCAGTATTTGATTGACCAAGGTTATAATATCCATCCAACTTTTTTGTTTTTGATAATTCATTATATATGTTGTATGCCCAGGTCTGTTCTTGTTTAATTCCCACACCCTCTGTTGAAGAGCAACCAGAAAAAATAATATGAAGCCCATCATGATCTTTTTTAAAATGATCAGACCTAAAAAGATCTGAATTATATTTATATTCCACATCCCAACTTTCTCTGCCAGGAGTTATGTGCTCATGCCTTAGTCCTTTTACAATATGATACCCGTCTTTATTTTGATACTGATGAACAGTTTGATTTGTATCTTTTAATATCTTAATGTAGTCCTCTTTAGTTGTTGCTTCACCAGTAGGGGGAACTCCAAAAGAACCAATGCATAAAAGTTCATTAATATTTTTTATCTTGCCAGTGTCATACCTCAATTAGATCACCATCATTCATTAATTTTCTTTTTTTAATTTCTTCTTTAAACATCTCAAACCAGTAGTACTGCTGAATGTATCCATCATGATTTCCATCTCTGGCATTTGCAGCATCCTCTCTTTCCATGAGTTCATAATAGTTATTCTTTCTTATTGTTTCATTTGTCAAGTGTTCAATTCTAAAGAATGTATCATCAAAAACTGTGGCCCGTTCTATGTTGTCGGTTTCTTTTTTATCCCATGTAGACCACAATACCTTAGTTCCAACTGACTCACAATATTTTAAAAATACACTAAAAGATATTACCCATGTTGGGAACTGCTTTTTATATTCCATTGATAACTCATCCTCTTTCGGACCCTCTGAAGAATACTGCCAGCCACTACCGTCTTCTTTCCAAATAAAGTATCTTAGTATGTTTGGATGCAGCATAAACAAGTAGTCTGGTGCCCCATACTTATCAACATAAACCATAAAGTTTTGAACAATTGTATGCCAACCAGAACCAGACTTTGCAATGTTATAGTATCCATCAATACTATTTGTCTTGCTTAATTCTTTATAAAGCATGTAACTCCATGTATCTTCTATATTTGCACCCACACCCTCAGTGTTTGAACAGCCAGAAAAAACAACATGAAGACCATCATGGTCTTTCTTAAAGTGGTCAGATCGAAACCATTCGGAGTTGTATCTGTATAAGACTTTTTTATTCTTATAAGAATCAACTATCCAATCAACAGGAATGGTGTCTAAAATGTGATAGTTATCTTTAGTTCTGTAATTGTATTTGGAGTATGGGCTTTTATAAAAAAAATCTTTATCTTTTACACCCAAAGAATCTTTTTCATTAAGATCTACCTCTAAATTATCGGTAGCAATAAGTTTATCCTGTAACTCTTTTAAATCAGGCTGCGCCCAACCCAAAAAAAACTGGTTCGTTCTTAATGAGCCAACTGCCGTTGAACTAACCTCTAACTCATTTTCAATAGGTGGATCATTAAAAAAATCTGGTAGGTAGTGATGTATACGCTTCATTTGTCTTTCCTTATATATATATCATAGAATCCGAGGTTGTGTAAAGCAATTGCATCTACAGACCAGTCTGCGTTATTTTCTAAAAATTCATTGACTGTTTGAAATGTTCCATATGGTTGATCTTCAATCACACCATCATAAATTAAATAATCATTCAGACCAACAATACCTCCAACTGCAGTAAGTTTGCTTACACTGTTTAAAATGTTTCTTGTTAAAAATCTATCGTTTGATACATCAATGTATATAAAGTCATATTGATCATTAATATTTTTTAACAATATTTCTGCATCGCCCTTTAATGTTTTTACTTTAGGATGACGAATAAACTGATCAATGATGTACTGCTCATGAGTTTCGGGGGTATATAGTAGTTCATGTTTAAATCCTTCACACTGACAAGATCCAAACTTTCTCCAACTCCAACACTTTAAGTCTTGGTTATAGAAGTCAACTAGTAGTGCCTCACGAGCCTCTGAAGCCTCTATAAAGAGTTTTGCTGAGTACCCCCATGCAACTCCAACCTCCATATACCTTATGCCCTTAGAAAGGCTTTTGGCATACTCTTCTCTAGATGAAAATATTTTTGCATTAGAAAGTTGTGTTTGTGATATTTTTGGTGAGTCTTCTATTTCATCAGCAGAAAAATGTTTTACTTCATCATACCTTAATGGCCTACTGGGTCTCTTTGGCATATTACGCATTCATATGAGAGGCATCACAAAAATATTTATTTTGTGAAAGACCGCATGAGCACATTTTCTTTTTCTTTAAATTATCAGACTTGACTTGAATCTCTATATTGTCATTCATTAGCAACACAGAATACTGATCATCTTGAACTTTGATAATCCTTGCTGCCTTTTTTTCGTGCTCCTCTAGATTAATAATCATAACTATGTCGTTTATATTCATCTTAAAATTATACCATAGGTACCCCTGGCAAGAATCGAACTTGCGACGCATGGCTTAGAAGTCCATCGTTCTGTCCACTGAACTACAGAGGTTTAGTATCTCCAACGGGATTCGAACCCGTGTTGCCACCGTGAAAGGGTGGAGTCCTAGGCCACTAGACCATGGAGACATGTTTGCTGGGGATGCAGGCATCGATCCTGCGACATCCGAATTAACAGTTCGGCACTCTACCATCTGAGTTAATCCCCATTAGTACACCAGGTAGGACTTGAACCTACGATAGCCGAATTATGAGTTCGGTGCCTTAACCAACTTGGCTACTGGTGCTAGTCCTTAT